ATGCAGGTTGGTCACAAAGTACGGGTGCGTGGCAAAAAGAATCGCGTGGGCGCTCCTTTTCGTGCAGCTGAGTTTACTCTAAATTACACTAAAGGAATTATCAATATCGGGGATGAGATTTATAATCTCGCTAAAAGTCTCCAGGTTGTTAAACACCCAATCAACCCCGAAACCGGTCGCGAAAGCCCAATGATGTGGCAATTAGGCGACGACGGACGTACTCAGACTAAGGGTGAAGATAACTTCAAAGCAATGTTTGTCTCTAAGCCAGATCTATGGGATACAGCTATGAGTCTCTGTAGCAGCATCGGTGACGATGACGAGGCTATTGCTTCACGCAATAAAGAGCTCGGCTACATAGATGCTGAACTCGGTGTTCCGGAGTTAGATGCTTGAGTAAGCTTGATGAAATTATCGCGAAGGTGGGCGAAGTAGCCCACCTTTATCCTAATTTGGACTTCGGATATATTTTGGTCTCTGTACCCACACTTCAAAACCTATTAATAGAGCTTAATACTAGTCGTCGTTATATGGAGCATGGGTACCAAAAAACTGGCAATAAGATGGAAAATCTAGCGTTCCAAACACATCTTGGTCAGTTATACGTTAAACCCGAACCAGATTTGGAAGAGGATGATTTTGTTTTGATAGATAGGTCCGGCAACAGATACTCATACAAGCACTTCTTTGTTAACATGCTAATGGAAAAAATCCTCCTAAAGGGAGATTCATTATGAGTAATATACTCTTTCTTGGAGATCCACACCTACAGTTTAGCAGATTTGATGCCGCTAAAAAGTTTTTAAAATGGGTTGATGAAGTAGTTGATCAATATAAACCAGATCTAGTGGTTAATTTGGGCGACACTTTTCATGAACACGCTATTCTAAGATCCGAGATAGTGTCGGAGTTTAGTAGTCACGTTAAGAGAGTATCAGAAAAGGTTCCATACCTATATGTATTGGGTAACCATGATATGGCAAAACCATTAGATGCAACCTACCATGCACTCCAAGCATTTAAAGATATCTATCCAAATCTAACGGTAGTCGATTCCATCCTACATAGAAAAGATTTGGGAATCACCTTTGTTCCATTTCAGCCCAACCATACAACATTCCCCACAGAGACACTCCCTATATGTATAGCACACCAGACATTTGTTGGGTGCGATTTCGGCGGGTATCGTCCAGATGATGGTGTAGATCCAGACAAGATCTCAGCTGAGCTGATTGTCAGCGGTCACATCCATATGAAGCAAGCATTCGGCAAGGTGTTCTATCCTGGAAGTCCCTACTCTCAGAGTATGAAGGATATTGGACAGATAAAGGGGTTATCGATACTTGATACGGATACCTATAAAATTCAATTTCTCCAATCACCACTCCCGTCATGGCATAGTCTCGAAGTAGCGGTGTCAGATATCAAGTCCACAATAGCTGTGGTTCGAAATTCAATCAATGACAACGATAATTGGGTGGTTGTATTTACTGGTCCACGCAAGGAGATTGCTGCTGTTTTTGACTCTAAGGAGTGGAAGAAGCTGTGTGGGAAGTCAAGAATCTCTACTCGTACTAAGTACATAGATTCTGATCGGGTAGAAAGGATTAAGATCAAGGCTCACACGGTGACCGATGTTGTTGAAGAGTACGTGGATCGAGTGTATGCCGGGGGAGTGGATAAGGGCTTGATAAAGAAGACAATGCGGCAACTATTTGATAACTATGACAAAAATAGTGTTTAACTGTCTATATCTGATATTATAACATAAGTGAGAGATATGACTCTTCAGGTTGAAGAACATTTAGATCACCAGCGATGGCTCATGAATAATGGGCTGTTGAACGATCTCCATAAAGACACGCTGTACCTGTACGGTACGCTGGTCCACAAAGACGTTCAAGCTATTGAACTAAATATCGATATCGAGAAGAAGACCTTGGATTATATAATCTATATTAGTCCAAAGTTGTTTCAGAGTTATAAGCTCTACAATGAGTTACGTACTACGGATAGTATAATTGGGCTGTGGCGACTCAAGCGTTTACTTAAGAAGAAAGGGAATCTCAACTTTATGGCGATCTTAAGTGGCTTTGTTAAGGATTATTGCGGCCCTAAGTGGAATGTAAAGTTGGAAATTAAGGATTTTGACGGTTATGAGGACGGTTTTAAAGAGATTAACAATGGATCAGGTGATGATCCACAGGTTAATCTCAGCACTAACAAAGAATGAAGACCTAAGACAAGATCTCTGGGTTTCCTACCTATCTGGCGAAATAGATTCAACTTTTTCCAGCAAACTACAACAACTCTCTATCTCCAAAGACATAGAACAAAGAGCTTCCAGTAGCTTCCAAGATATTCTCGATCTCAATATCTCACAGGATGTTTTAGACCAACTCTCAGATCTGCAGTGCTCAATCTTATTCATGACGATTCTGGGTTACAGCCTAGAACAAGTGGGTAGGTATAATGAGGTAGAGCAGGTTATAATTGATGAGGAAATGGTCAACCTGACTAAACATCCAGTGTGGGTAAAACATGGCTTTAAAACGACATCTTAATGATAGTGAGAAATTTGGTTTAGTTCAAGAAGAAATTAAGGTTGCAGAGAAATTTCTCAGGAAAAACAAAACGGCGGGAGCTATTAATGACGCCGAATCTATGAAACTCTTCGAGCTATTTATGCTCGGTTACTCTTTCAATGACATCCAGCAACAATACCCTCAATATCCTGTAGCTCAGATCATCTTAACTGCAGCTCTTCGTGGCTGGTCTAAAGATCGTGACAAGATGATGGGATCTCTGCGTGATCGTATTCAGGCAAAGGTAGTCAAGTCAATCATAGAGCAAGTAGACTTTCTTACCACCATGCTATCCGTAACGAATGTCCAGCATATGGACGTGATGCGCAAGTATATACTAGATCCTGCTAACAACCCTATTCCAGCAATCAATGTTCAGAATATCAAAGAATACAAAGAGGTCGCAGAAACGCTACATAAGCTGGTAGCGGGAGTTTCTCCTGGTTCTGGTAAGAAGAGTGCTATGATGGATGCTCTTTCTGCTCCAGTAAAAGCTGAAAAACCAGAAAAACTAGAAAATGATAAGTCATCGCCTACGCTAGATATTCGTGCACTTGCGGCAGCGAATGAAGAAGACAATGACTAAAAAAGCAAAAGTAAAACCTAAAGTAAAAATTGATATTCTTAAGACGCTGACTCTAGAGCAGCGCACAGAGTTGTTTTTTAGGATTTGTAAAACCAGAGCAGAATTGAAAGCCTGGATTAGACTATTTTTACACTTAGACTTACCTGATCAAACTGTTTCTCGATATGCTGACTCTAATCCACTGGATATCGTTTGGCTGATATATGAGATCTGTGTATTAGAGAAAAATCACGAGAACATCGAAGAACTACTCTGCGTTGCAGGTCGGGGTAGCGGTAAAACACTTGCTGTTGCTATTGCCGAATTCATACTACTATTCCATGATCAGCGAGACGTTGCACACGTTGGTGCCATCCTGTCGCAAGCAAAGCGATGCTACCAGTATCAGCAGGGCTTCATGCTTAATGAGCGGGTAAAGCCGATTCTGAGTCAAAATATTGGTGATTTCCCTATCATGGAGAAAACCACACAGGAAAAAAGTTCATTCAATGTCAGGGATCGCAAGACCGGAGATATCGTTAAGATCGATCTAGAGGTACTTCCTTGTACTCTCAAATCTGTTAACGGCTTCCACGGTGCATTCGTATCTGTGGATGAGATCGACACAGTTCAGGGTGAAGGCATTCGTGCATTCCAGGATATCTCTGGTATGCTGGACTCTAAGAGAGGTCGTAAGTCCTTGCGCGTGGGTATATCTACACGCAAATCTCGTTACGGGTTGATGAATCAGCAGATAGAAGATGCTGTTGCTCAAGGACGAACAGTAAGGAAGTGGACTGTTCTCGAATTTAGCGAGCGTTGTCCAGACGAGAGATCTGGCACCACTCCAACAACCGGCTACTATCTCCAAGACAGCATGGAAGTGTTGAATGAAGAGCAGTGGTCTAAGAAAGACTCTAAGAAACAGCAAGAATATACAAAACACGAGTTTGCAGGTGAGGGTTGCCTCAAGTGTCCTATGGCTGCGCTTTGTCTATCGGACGCCAAGAAGCAAACATCAAAATCCCTGATGTTGAAACCTATCTCTGATGCTATTAAGAAAACCCGAGAGAACGGAGCCGATTGGGCCATATCTCAGCTGTACAACTTGAAGCCTTCGGTAGAAGGAATTGTATATAAAGAGTTCGATGAGAAAGAGCACGTAAAAGACTGGAACCAGATGTGGAACATTCTAACCAACCAGGATTATCCTGGAGAATGTACGCACGATATCTTCGTCAAGAAGTGTCATAGCATGGGGCTAGCATGCTATGCTGGTATTGACTGGGGTTGGTCTAACCCAAGCACTGTGGTTTATTTTTTCGTTGATAAGCGAGAGAACATCTACGTTGTGCGGTGTGAGGGAAGAACCTACACCAACAACCCAACCTGGGTGCAGATCATTAAGAGTAAGTGGCATCATATGTATCGCTGCCAACTATACTTTCCTGACTTAGCAAACCCTGGCGACGGCCAGACCATGCGTACAGAAGGTTTGCCAGCTCCAACTGAGCAAACTAAAGATACCCCTGGCGGGATACAGGTTATCAAGAAGTGGCTAAAAAGTCTAGCATCTGTAAATCCAAAAATGTTCTTTGCTAAAGAAACATGTGGAGCCATCATTACAGAGTTTGGACTTTATCACTTTAAAACTGATGCTGCTGGCAAAATAACAGATGATGTAGAAAAGGGACACGACCACTGGCTCGACGGTCTGCGTTATGCCATGTATGACTTGTTCGGGAAGAGTTCGGCGATTATAGTAGATTCTGAATATGAGAGCAAAGAACAGCTAATTGATAGGACGGGCAACTTTTCAAGAATGCCTTCCCCCGAAGAGTTTGCCGCCACTAAGAATATTAGGATAAATCCCGAGATTACTCAGGATAAGAGTAAGTTGGGGCAAATTGGTAAAAAGAGCGATTTAGATTCAGACGATGATGGTAATTCTGGAGTCGGCGGAGACGGGAGTTTTTTATGGTCTTTTAGTTAAGCCCTCATGGTACAATCTGACCATGAGGGCGAAATGAGAATCTCAAGATACTGGTTTAGAACTAGAAAAGAAAAGGGTAGTCCAAAGACTAATCTTTCTATAGAGGGTAAGAAGGGATGGGTGACGCGCTGTAGGTGTGATCGATGCGACCGTGAATTTAACAGAGTGTTTGGTTTAAATGATTTTTCTACATGTGCAGGTTGTCGCACTGCAGATCGTAGTTGCACAGAAGAAGCTAGAATTCGAGCCTCTAGAATATTCGGCCAATATTACGCAAATGCCAGTAATAGAGATAAGCATTCAATAATGGTCGCCGAGCGATATAAAAATCCGGAATACGCAGACGACCACAGGCAAGCCTGCAATATGCGCAGTAGTCGTGCTGATTACAGATTAAAATTAAGTCAAAATGCCGCTAGAGGTGAAATGCATGCGATTAAAACCTCATGCGGTAAACAAGGTATCGCGCTCGATGAATTTAGCGGTTTTGTTACTGATTTAGATATTAGGGAGCGCGAACGCTGTAAAACTACTGTAGGTAGAGAGTGCTTGGAGAAAGCGCAATTCTTTTGTATTTTGTGTAATAAAAATGGCAATGTACATGCGCATCATTTAGATGGTTGGCACTGGGCTGTGGAAAAACGTTTCGATATCAATAACTTAGTTTGTCTATGTCGCTCTTGCCACTCACATTTTCATTCTATGTACGGCAATAAGAATAACACCAGTGAACAGTTTGAGGAATTTAAGCTTAAAATAGAGCTAAAGGAAATATAATAATGGGTTGGTTTGAAGACATTACTAAAGGTGTTAAAGACGCTTTGTTGAACGATATCAACGATTTGTCTAAAGGCGATGGCGATAATGTACCTGATAAACCACAACAGCTTTCGACTAATGAAGGTTCAATCGGACAAAAAAGTATCATCGACGATCCTTTCTTTGATCAGGTTCATCAGCACTTCATCTTTCGGAATAAGTTATCCCGTATCTCCAATAAGACCCTAAAAGACGTCTCTGTGAGAGACTGGGTTGTCTCAGCTGCTATTCAGGCTCGCTGCGACACCATGCTTCGTTTTGCCCGCCCCCAGCGCAAGATGTTTGAGATGGGATTCAAACTACAGAAGAAAAACCACGCTGAAGATATGACGGCAGAAGATAGGAAGATTATCTCTGACCTAGAAGACTTCATCTACCACTGTGGACGTAAGGATAAGGTTCCTCCAGGCGAAGAGATGACATTCGGTGAGTTTCTTAAACTCTGTACTCGTGATGCTCTAACGTTTGGCCACGTTGCTACAGAGAAGGTTCTTACACGTCGCGGTAGCTTACACCGCTTCAGACCTGTTCCTGGCGAAGCTGTATATAACATCAATCCCAAGACCAATAAAGAGATTATTGCTAAAGAGATAGTGAACGCCCGCAAAACCTATCAGATGAAGCAATCTTCCTACGGCGGCAACAACCCTGAATCTCAGCAAACCTACAATGAACCGTCAATTGACTACTACAAGTTCGTCCAGATGTCTTATGACAACCGTGTTCTAGCTGCTTTCGGCGACGAAGACATGGTGTTTAAGCTATTCAACCCACAGAACTTCGCAGACTCTATGGGTTATTGTTACTCTCCGTTAGAACTAGCAATCATCAATGTTACGAACCACTTGAACGTTGAAAACTATAACTCTAACTTCTTCACGCACGGCTATGCAGCTCGTGGTATTCTTCACCTAAAAGGTACAGTTACCCAGTCCCAGCTAGCCTCGTTCCGTCGCCAGTTTTATAACACTATCTCTGGTACGCAGAACGCATGGAGAACACCAATTATCGCCGGTATGGATGATGTTCAGTGGGTTCCGATGTCCGGCTCTGCTAAAGAGATGGAATATCTGAACTACAATAACCACATCATACGTGCGATTTGTACTCAGTTTCAGATTGATCCGGTCGAATTAGGACTTGACTATCTTATCAGTGGAACAGGTCGCTCTTCTACACAGCAGGCTAATAGCGAATACAAGATCAACTACTCTCGCGAACGCGGACTGATCCCTCTCCTCATGTTGTTCGAAGACATGATGAATGGCAGCATCCTGCCTGCTATTGATCCTGAGATAGCTAAACGCTTCGAATTTAAGTTCACTGGAATTGACGAAGAATCAGCTCAAACGAACGTTGCTCTTCAACAAGCTCAGATGACCGTATTTTCTACGATGAACGATCTTCTTCGTGGCGAAGGTAAAGAGCCCATCAAACATGAGGCTGCAAATCTTCCGCTTAATCAGACCTTCTGGGCTCTAGTTGAGAAGAACATGACTCGTGGTGAGATTAGGGCAACTTTCTTCGGAGACGAAGCGGCTAAAGATAAGCGCGAACTAGCATACATCCCAGCTGACCCTGCTTTCTTAGGTTGGCAACAATTACTTCTTACAATTGATAGTCAGAAGAAGCAAGCTGATATGCAGAAACAACAAGCTGAGCAACAAGCTCAAGAAGCCCAACATCAGCAAGCGATTGCAGAAGGTCAGCACAACAGAGATCAAGAGATGCATGATCTTCAGGTTGATGACCACAAGAATCGTCAAGCTCATGCGGCAGTAAATCCTTCACTTAAAGATACTGCCAAAACATTTGGTGCTGGTTCTAAATCAATGCACATAGATGGCCAATCCGCAGCTAATCCAATTAATTCAGACATCGCCGACGAATAAAAATCGTATAATACCCCCATGATATTGGGGGTAATGTATGGCTTGGATTATTCTTTGTGGAATTGATCGTTCGGGAAAATCGACTGTTGCCGAGCTGTATAAGCAGCAAGGTTACGAGGTCGTACATATGTCTGCCCCTGATAAGAAATACAAAGAAAAAGGTTATTCTGGGCCATCGTATCTAGATGATGTTCTTGATATGCTTATGCAATACGATGGAAAAGATGTGGTGTGGGACAGAAGTTGGTATGGAGAACTTATTTGGCCACATGTATATGGTCGTGAACCCTCCCTATCTGAAGATGATATCGAAGTTCTCCAAGAATTCGAAGACCGCAATCAGGTATCTAGAATTCTGATGGTAGATCCTGATCAAGCTGGTCATTGGAAACGCTGCGTAAATAATAAAGAGCCGTTGACTCAAGCACAGTTTCGCCTTGCTGGTAGTTTGTATACTAAACTCGCACATAAGTACAATTTTGTGCCAAAACAGTTGAGTGACTTTAGTGATAAATTTACTAAATCTAAGACAGAGGATGTTCAACCGGTTAGTGATACTAACGCTGATAAACGATCGCCGCAAGCTGAATCGCTGGGAAAAGATGGAGCTCTTAGCAGCTCTACTGACGCTACAGCTAATAAAGCCCTTCATGAAAAAGGTTCTGGTCTCGAAAGGCTTGAGAAAGCCAACGCCATTTCAGCAGTCCTCAGCAAGCGCATTATTAAGCAGCGAGGAGACTCGTATGACGAACTCGAAGGAGAAATCACCCACTTCCTTAAGGGACGACTGGATGAACTTCTAGGCGGAAAGAAGGCAATGGTATCACCTTCTTTTGCAGAAGAAGAGGTACAAATATTGAAGATGTTTTGTCAACGTTTAAAAGAAAAAGAAAAAGCAATACAGACCCCAACACCTATCCCAAGACCATCTAATGGACAATTATTAAGAAAAAGTTAACCCACTTAGGAGAGAGAGTATGACACTAAAAGGTAATAAATCAAAAGGTCAGCGAGCACTAGAAACAGAATCTGGTTTAAAGCAACTTCAGATGGCTACGCGTGTTAGTCAGATGCTCATCCAACAGATGGGGCAATCTGTACAATCTATGTCTAAAGACATGAATGAACTCACTGCGCGTCAGCGAGAGCTTCAATATAAAGTGTTGGCGATTCAAGAGCTAACAGGTGTTAGTGCAGATACTGTTACTGAGCGAGCAGAAGTTTTGCAGGTTAAGGACTTTGAAGAAGCCTCTGCAAAAGAAGATGCAGCCGCTGGAGCAACGGATGCCGATACAGTTACCGAAGATAGTGTTGTAGTCCTTACCTCGAAAGTTGCAGTTGGTGGTGGCATTCTGCGCACACGACTCAATGTTGCAGAAGTTGGCTTCCCACAACTAAAGCAAGATTTGCTTGGTAAGAAAGTTGGTGATACATTTACTGCCGATGTAAATGGCACCACGCATAGTATAACCTTGCTAGGTATTAAGACCCTACCAGCAAAGGCACAAGATGTCGGACAGCCAGGACAAACAACCCAATCAGAGGCTGCCTCAGCAGCAAACTGAAAAACCAATGGACAAAAGGTGTCCCAGGCAATTAGAATCTATGCCTGACACCTTTTGTTCTCTCGCCGTCCAACGCCTCAAAGCACTCCGACACGCTGGTAGAGAGCTCACCGAAGAGGAAGAGTCTAAGCTACCAGGGTGCCCCTACGCAGTCAACCACCAACTCGCCAACTACTGCTTCTTCAAACTGGTAGAGAACTACATACCTGAGGGCCGCGGCTTCTCCGACATGGAAGTCGCCCACTTCCTGAACGTGTCTATGGATACGGTTAAGAAGGTGGAGAAGAAAGCCGTTCAGCGGATGCGCGACTCCTCTACCTTCAAAGAGATCATAGACATCCACGACGGCGACCAGATAATGGAAGATACTACCGACTTCAGAGAATCCGACTGGTCTAAAGAGTAATCCTTAAGGAAGAGCTCGGTATAATTCAGTGTACGAGGAGTACACATGAAGAAGACCATTTGAAGTGGTGTGTATTGAAACTGGAACAAGTATAGGTGTGTGGCATAATAAGACTAAGTGCGCTACAGATTTAGGAATCAGCAGGGAATCCGTGAGAGATACCCTTAAGGGTAGATTTAAAACCGCCAATGGATACTCTATTAAGTATGTCTAAAAAACCCCTAGAATTTGACTGTATTGCTGGTTCTCAAATTAGAGATACTCAGGGTGAAATGCTTGATGTAGCCGGTGCCGACATTTCTCACTTAGAACAGGGGTTAGGAATCTGGAATGATAATCATGGTTTAGGATTCTTCAATACTTTGGGGAAGATAACTTCCGCAAAAAAGATCATGAAAGCTGAAGATTGTGAAAATGAGCGCCACACCTACTACTGGGAAAAGATAAAAGCACCGTATATCTATGCTCGTGGTCAGATGTTTGATGATGACGATCACCCGAATGCAAAAGCTGCCGCAGCTATATTAAGAAATATCCACAATAGCGACTGCCCATTAAAGTTAAAAGCCAGCGTAGAAGGTGGTGTTCTTGCTCGAGGCATTGGTGATCCTAGACTTCTAGCTAGAACTAAGATTACGAAAGTTGCTTTAACTTTCACTCCTGCCAATAACGCGACTCTAGTTGAACCCCTTAGTCTAGACAAGTTTGATACTTGGGTACAAGACGCCATCCTTATTAAGTCAGTGATGCACCTAGCCAAAACTGATGTTCCATCATTTCGGCACATTACTAGACGGGCTTCTGCAGAGAAGATTGTTAACAACTTCGACAAGATAAAAGAAATAAGTAAACAACTAGATTTAAAAACCCAGGTATCAAGCTACACGGCAGATGAAATAATTCGCAACGCGGTCATTGAAAAGATTAAGAATAATGTTGAGAAAATTAATAATATTATTGGTGGATTAAGAAAAGAAACTGCTTATAATGAGGATCTGGTTAAGATATCTAAGAAGCAGCTAAATCAGATGCTGTCTTCCAATCCAGACGTTGCAGATTGGATTTCTAAGAATCTA